AAGTGGAGATCATGGAGCAGGAGGGCTACCGCATCCCAGACTCACAGCGCGAGGCGCTTGTTGGTCAGTTGCAGGCCTCCCGTAACCCAGTTGCTCTCCTTGAGTCATGGCGCGACCTGTTCGCACGTGACCCAATTGGAACCAAGATTGATATGAGCCGAGCAGCCCTGCCGCGTGGCATGGACATTGGTGACGTTGGCTCACTCGTCAAGCAATTTGCTGGCAAGCCTGAAGAGTTTGCCAAGGCAATCAACGCCCGGATGAAGGGCTAAAAGGAAACAACAATGCTTCAATTCTCTCCTAATCTCATTGCTACTGCTGACATCAACCCCTATGCCATCGTCAAGATGTCAACGACCGCGTTCTCAGGTTCTGCCTCCACGGCAGCAGCTGACTACGTTGTCGGCGTTGCTGACGGCTCAACCCGTCGATTCGACTCATCGGTTCACGCAGCAGCAGGCGACCCAATCAGTCTCCAGCCGTCGAACTGCGTTCAGTTGAAGTGCGGCGCAACCGCTGTGACTGCTGGTCTTGGCTTAATTGCCTCGACTGCGGGCGTAGCGATTACTGCGGCTGGTAGTGGAAACGTCCCGTTGTTTGTGGCTCTTGAGCCAGCAGACGTAAGCGCCATCTTCTGGGCATACCGCCTGCCCTCCGTCAAGGCTCTGTAATTAATCATCGAAAGGAGGTCATCAAATGGCCTATGTAACAGTCGGAGGCGGTCTAAACACTTACGTCCCCTCCACCAACGCGCTCGCAACTGGCGCTCTCCAAGTTGAGTTCACCCGTGCGGTGAATTCGTTTGCCATCACCCGTTACGCTCAAATCGTTGCCTGCAATCAGCAGACGGGGTACTACCTGCGTCTTGATTCGGACGACAACGTGCGCGTGACCGACATCAACGAATTTGTCTGGCCTCTTGGTAACGACCGCCCGGTCGGCAAGATGAACCAGCACGATTTCGTTACGTTCACCGCGATGCGTTACGCGTTCCCGTTCTACATCCCGAACGAGACCGTAAAGCAAGCCGCGTGGGACATCGTTGCCCAGCACGCTCGCAGCAAGGCACAGCTCGCTATGACCGCTCGCTCAATGCGAACGGCTACCGCGCTGACTGGCTCCGCAGCCGTGACTTCGTTCACCACAGCGGGTAACTACTACGCAACTGGTACGGCGATCTCTGGTGGTGCGTGGACGACTTCGACCACCAACGTCATCCAGAAGGGCATTCAGACCGCTCTTCAGCGCATCTCGCTCGCTACTGGCGGCGCGGTTCGTAGTGAAGACATTTGCTTGGTCATTAGTCCGACCATTGCAAATCTGTTGTCCCAGACGACTGAAGTTCGTGATTACGTCAAGAACTACCCAGCTGCATTGCCGTTCTTGCAAGGTAGTGACATCTTCAGCCGTTACGGCCTCCCGCCGAATCTGTTCGGCGTTTCGCTCGTCATCGACGACTCCGTCAAGATTACGACCCGCAAGGGCGCAGCCTCGACGACTCGCTCGTTTGTCTACGGCAATTCTGCCGTATTCGTGAGCCGTCCCGGTGGCTTGGTTGGTGTCGAAGGTTCGACCTCGTTCAGCACCTGCCAGATCTTCGCATTCGAAGATATGACGGTTGAGAACTGGGACGATCCGAAGGATCGCCGTATTGAAGGTCGCGTCATTGACAACAGCACCTCCGAACTGGTTTCCCCAGTCTCTGGCGTGTTGGTTGCCGATGTCACGAGCTGATTATTCAGCCTCTCAGGATGAGGGTGGTGGGGACTTCGGTTCCCACCCCCCTCTCTAGGCGGAACCTATATGACCGCATACGCCACTTATGCCGATTTGGAAGCCGCGCTCGATGCCCAGATCATTGCACAACTGTGCAGCGACCTCGGCAGTCCCATGCTCGGCTCCAACCCGGTGACTACGCACGCGCTGGAACGCGCTACGGGGATCGTGCAGGCGTACACGCGGGTAGGCAACATCTACACCGATTTGGATTTAACGACGCTCTCAGCGGCTCACGATCCCCTGCTGATGACGCTCGTAGTTGACTTGGCAGTTGAGGCGCTCTTTCAGCGCCGCGCCATGAAGATCACCCCAGCCGTGGAGCAGCGTCTAAAGCAGGCGTACTCCATGCTGGAAGCACTCCGGGACGGGAAGATGATATTTGGGACGGTCGCCAAGGCGGCAAGCGCCGGGTTGCCCGAAGTGCAAGCCACGCCAACGATGACCAACGCTTGGTACAACGGCGTAAGCACGAGCGCCTTCTTCCGCCCTCGCCTCCCGAACACGATGCCGGGGAACTGACGTGGAGCCGTGGCGTAAACGAGTATCCAAGGCGCTTGCCAACGAGTCTGTCCGCAATGGCATTGCGGCGGCGATCTCCGCTTACGCCAAGAAGCACATTGACAAGAGCCAAGGACGCGGCCCGAACGGGGAGACGGTAGCCCTCGCGGCGCTCAAGCCCATATCGGGCGAGTTCTGGACGACTAAGAAGCCCCGGGAGGGGCAGACAGCCAGCGCAACGCGTCAAGTCCTCAAGGCGGTTAGCCGCAAGAAGAAGGACGGCTCGTTCGTTGTAAAGAACGTCATGGTGACCGAGTACAAGATGTCCGGGCAGTCCTACCGAAACGGCGGGCAGCCCCTACGGGATACCGGAAACCTACTGCGGTCGATTGGTGCGAAAGCCGAGCAGACTGGCCCCGCCCGTCTCTCTGTGACGATGTCCGGCGCTATCTACGGCATCTACCATGAGAAGGGCTTCTCAACGGACGGCCCGAACTTTATCCCGCTGACACGCAAGGGCAAGCGCACCCATGCGACCGGGGCGAACCCCAACACCGAGAACCTGTCTCAAGGCAAGGATTACGTCATGGCATGGGGTGGCGTAGACGTTCCCGCTCGTCCGTTCCTTGTCCCGACCGCCGTGGAATTTAGTGCCATAGGCAAAACCATTAGAATCGGTCTAGCAAAGATCCTCAAAGGAAAACTCAAGTAATGGCAACCGCAATTTTCGTCGCTGGCCCAACGTCTATTTATGTCAATGTCGGCGCTGGTTATGTTGAGCTTGGCTTGACCGACAACGACAGCCTCCCGCAAGTCTCCTACTCGGACAACATCCATGAGATCAAGACCGTTGCGTCGGGTGCGACCCCAGAGGAGATGGTGGTACAAAACACGAGCGCGACGATTACAGTCACGCTGGTTAAGTGGGACGCGGCGGTTCTGACAAGCCTACAGACGCGCCAGCGCGGTGCGGCGTACAACTCGACCGTCGGCCGCCTCTTGGTTGGCGATAGCGGGACGTTTGGCGTTCAAATTGACCCCGTAACGGTGGGTAAGACGGGCTACACCTTCGGGCGTTGCTACTTCATGGGAGACGCAATCGCGCACTCGCAATTCGGCAACGTCGAGCAGCGTATGGGTTTGACCTTCCGCGCCATCCCAGACGCTAACAATTTGCTTGCCGCCGCTTATACTTCCTGACATGATCGACCTTACCCCAGATACCGACCCGCTTCTCTTCCGCGTAGAAATCCCGTCCGGCGCGTTGGTGGTTCAATGGAACGAGGCGCTCGCCGCATTGAGCGGGAAGCAAGACGGGCAACCGCAAGTCGCGGATGTCGCCGCAGCCTTACGAAAAGTAGCACGCTCGCCCGAAGTAGCTGCTAACGCGTCGGACGAGATCCTCTTCGCAGTCTTTGCTCGCATGGGTAAGGCGGTTGAGCAGGCGGGAAAATAACAAGGGGGGTTGCCCAATTCTTGGCAACCTACGGACGGCTCCCCTCAGACTTTGACGGACTAACAGCAATGGGACTCGCGCAGAACATCCCCATGATTGAAGCGCGAAACGCGCTCATGCTCGCGCAGGGTATTGCTATCGCGTTTGGATCGCCTGAGCTGACGGAACACACGATCCGAACCGCTACCGGGGACAACGATCTTGCCTTCCGCGTCCGCATGAGCATGGAACACAACAAGGCGGCAAACCAATGACCGTGCAAAGCAACGCGGGCATCTGGATTGCGCTGCGTGATGAGATCCGTAATTGGATGTCCGCGAACAACTACGGGGATGCCGTCTATGTGGCTGAGAAGCCCGGAGACGAGATGCTTGCCCAGTATGCGGTACAGATCGTCCCAAGCGGCGACGCTGCCCTGCACCCTCGTAGCGGCGTTGGGCTGCTTGAGTCAACGATTCAGATTACGGTTTGGTGGCGCGGCTTGTTTGACAACACCAACCGGGCTACCGAGCGCATTGCCGGGGATGAGGGAATTGAGCAATTCATCGACGGGCTACGCACGCTCCTGATTCAGAACACGCTCGGCGGTCGGCTGACCATCCCGCTTACATGGCGTAGCGGTGGGCAGATCGAGGCGGTAGAT